AAGGTATCCAAGCTCGTATGGTTAACCAGCTTAACCAAAGCTTTAACAAAGGTTTGGAAGCTGCCGTTTTGGTAGGAACTGGAAGCTCTAACCAGCCCACCGGTATCTACACCGCTTTGAACGGTACCGCGCAGGACTTGGCTTTGGGAGCTATTAGCTACGACGACTTGGTAGATATGGAGGCTTTGTTGGCCGCTAACAACGCTTTGAACGGCCGCCTGGGTTACGTTACGCACCCGAACGTAGTCGCCAAATTGAAAAAGACCAAGGTAGACGCTGGCTCCGGCCGTTTCCTCGTTGAGGGTATGCTTGACCCAGTTCAAACTGCAAACGGCTACAATATCTACAGCACTACGTTGAGCAAGCGCACCGCTGGCTCACCCGATACATACGGTATTTTGTTCGGTAACTTTGAGGACGTACAAATCGGTTTCTGGGGTGGCGCTACTTTGTTGGTAGACCCTTACACCGAAATGTTGAGCTCAACCGTTCGTATCTACGTGGAGCGCTTTATGGATATTGCTATCCTGCGTCAAAAGTCGTTTGTAATCGCTGACGACGTAACTATCTAATGACAACCGCCAACTACACCCCCGCAGCTATTAACCTCACAGAGGTAAAAGCTTTTTGCCGAGTAGATACCTCGGCAGATGATAGCCTATTAACTTTCCTTTACAACGCAGCTTGTGAGGAAGCTTTGAGCTACGCGCAGGTGGTCGTAGGTACGGCAACGGTAACCGTGGTAACCAACTGGGCAGAGTATTACACTCTGCCCTTTTGGCCCCTCGGTGCTATTACGCACGTTAAGGTGGACGACGTAGCCGATACGGAGTACACGCTACTTAACGGCGTACTAACCCCCTCCATTGAAGGGGAAAAGCTGGAGGTAGTTTACGCAGCCGGATACGGAGCGAACACCCCCAAAGATATTATACACGCTATCTACCAGCGTGTAAAGTACGGCTATGACTACGGCGACGACTTGCCGCAGGCTACCCCGCGCTTTTTTGACCGCGTGCTTTTCCGTTACAAAAACACGCTTTGACACTAGACCGCCGTATAACCCTTTACTCGCCCACCGTTACCACAAATAACAGCGGGCAAGTGCTGCGTTCCTTCGCGAGCGCTGGCACTTGCTATGCACAGCTGGTAATTAACGAGCAGGCAGGCACGGAGGCTTTTGTCAGCGACCAAATGCAAAGCTCCGCCGTAGTACTGTGGCGAGTGCGTTACCGCACCGACGTCCTGGGCAGCTGGGAGCTTGACCACAACGGACAGCGTTATGAGGTTATTAGCGCCCTTCCCGAAGGACGCCGCCGGTATACACTAATTAAAAGCCGCCTCAAAGACAATGCCTAAAAATGGTATCCAAGGTCTAGACGCGCTTCGGGCGAAGCTAAAAAACGCACCCGAGAAAATCCGCATACAGGAACTATACAAGGAACTGCGTGCGGAGGCTGCACCTTTACGCAATGCAGCCCGGCAGGAAGCTTACGCAGGCGTTAAAAAGCCAGGCAGTCGCAACCTTTGGAAAAGCATTAAGATAACCCGCGCACGGGTAAAGGTTTGGAAAGACCAAATAGGAGTTTGGATAGGCCCTACCCGAGTTACTGCTCTAAAGGAAAACAGGCAGGCCTATCCCTTTATGCAGCTCTTTGGCTCAAAGTTTTACGAGGCCAAAGATTATATGGGTAAGGCTTGGGAAAGGGAAGGCGCACAAAGCCGGGCTAAAATTGACCGCGTAGGACGTTCCCACTTCCGACGTAAATTAAGACAGGCGCTCCAATGAACTATCTTAAAATAATCCGTGACGCTTTGTTAGCCGCCCAGGCGCTACCGGTCTACGCAATGGCTGCCCCACAGGGTACCACGGCGAACCATATTGTTCTACAACTGGACAGCGTGGACGTGACCGAAACCAAAGACGGTTACAAGATGCAGGACGCGAACGCCCAGGTTTACATTTACCACACGGACGCGGACAGTGCGCAGACCATACTCCAAAGCATACGCACCTACCTTGCCGCGAACGGCAATGCTGCGTACCTTTCGGCGTGGCTTACCAACCTTCAAACACTTTACAACCAGGACGAAGAAACCGTTATACTGGCCGCTGACTTTACTTTTACAATTAAAACTACCTAACTATGGCAACCAATTCCGGTACCGAATTTCGCGTACTATTGAGCACCGACGGCACGACCTACAAAGGTCTAGCCAATGAAACGGAGTGCAGCTTTGAAATTACAAGCGACACCCGCGAAACTACTAGCAAGGATAACGCAGTTTGGCGCACCTTCACGCAGAACGCTAAAAGCTGGACTGCTACGGGTACCGCTATCTTTGGCGACGACGACGGTACCAAATGGAACCCGGACGAACTGTACGAATTGGTAGGTACTGTCGTTTGGGTACGTTTGGCCCCTTGCGCAGCTGGTACGGTTACTCCGGTTACCGGAGAATCCAAACTGGACGGTACTGCCGTGCTTATTTCTTTCTCTAGCTCACAGCCGGACAAAGATAACGGTACCTTTACTTTCAACTTGCAGGGCTCTAATGCTTTGCTGAAATCTACTATCTAATGGAAAAGGGCTTAAAGTTTACGCTGGGAGCGGCGCTAATGTTTGAGGAATTGACAGGCAAACGAATGGCAGACCTGAGCGAAGGCTTGGGCTTGGCCGATACGGTGGCTCTTATTTACTCTCAAAGGTATTGGGATAAAGCAGAACGTCCGACGTTTGACGCGTTTAAACTTGAAATTGGCGCTACCCAAATGCACGAGCTCCCGGCGTTACTCAACGCCCCTTTTTTCCCGACGGAGGTCCAGTAAAATTACTGGGCCTCCTACTCGGGCGCGTAGGTCTAAATAAAGCCGATGCTTTAAGCCTTACAGGCGAACAAGTGGAGGCGGTACTAGAAGCCTACACAGAGGGCGAAAAGGACGAATGGAAGCGCACGCGATGGCTGGCTACTGTGGTAGCTAACTTTAGCGGAAACGCAAAGCGGTCGGGTCTAAAGCCTACCGACTTTTTTAGGTTTGACGACGAAAAATACAGCTCCGGTATCCGTGAGCTTTTTAAGATAGCAAAAGAAACAGATGGCGGACCAAATAATTAGCAGGCTTTTACTCGGGCTAGATACCCGGGAGTTTCGCAATGGTATCCGTAATCTAGACCGCGACCTCCAGGGCTTTTCCAAGAACATACAAAACCTGGGCGGCTTTATTGGCGCAACCTTTGCCGTCGGAGTAATCCAGGACTTTACGATGGAAGCCGTAAAGCTCGGCGACCAGCTAGCAGCGGCGGAGCAAGGTTTCCAACGGTTTGGCAATGCCGCAGACCTGGAAAAGCTAAAAGCCTCCACCAAGGGTATGGTATCCGAGGTGAAGCTATTGCAGCAAGCAATCCAGGCCGGTAACTTCGGTATCCCAATCCAGGAACTAGGCGACCTTTTTGCCTTTGCCCAGGCACGCGCCCGAGAAACTGGCCAAGAGGTGGACTTCCTTACGCAATCTATTGTAACCGGTATTGGACGTAAGAGCCCGCTTATCCTGGATAACTTGGGCATATCCGCAATCCAATTAAAGGAAAGGCTGGGAGGCGTAAGCGCGGAAGCTGCGACTATTGGCGACGTAACCAAAGCAGTATCCGCAATCGCAAAGGAGGAACTGGCCAAGATGGGTACCAGCACGTTAAGCGCCACCGAAGAGGTTACCCAATTCGCTACCGAATGGGAGGACTTTAAGGCGGACTTTGGTAGAGCTATTGCTCCGGCCGTTGTAACCTCCCTGCGATGGATTAAAAAGGAGCTGAAGGAAATCCGTGACTTTGCTATTGACGTTTACAATTTACCAGGTTTAGGATTAAAGGGCCTGGCAGACCTTACTACCGGGTTGCTAGGTACTACCGGAGGCGCCACAATGAGCAAGGCGCCGAACTATGCCGAGCTCTATAAACAAGCTTTTCCGCAAAAGGAGGCAACGCCTATCCAGGAAACTACCGCGGCAATCGCAGACCAGGGCAAGGCTATTAAAAGCACAATTCAAGACCTGGAGCGTTACAACGATTCGGTACGTGAATTACTAGCCTTTAACGAAACGGCTCCCGATTATTTAGAGGAAGTAAACAGCGAGCTTTTTGCTGGCTCGGACTACTGGTTTACCTACGGCGACCGTATGGCCGAAGCGCTGGATACTAGCGCCCTGGAAGAGTTTGCAAACACCTGGACGGATACGGTAGAGGAAACTATCCCCGGTATAGTGGACGTGGTTACGCAGTACCAAAACCTTAACGGCATTATTAATACGGTCGCTGGCACTATTGGCAACGTATTACAGCAATCTTTTAGCGCAGCACTTACCAACGGAGAGGACTTTTTCAAAGTGCTTTTAGACGGCCTTAAAAAGATGGCTTTGCAACTGGCAGCAACCGCAGGCGCAGCCTTGGCCCTTTCCGTTATCTTAAAGAGTATGGGCATAGGGGCAGGCGTAAGCCTTGGCAATATCTTTAAGGTAGTCGGCGGCCAAATGGGTCTACCTGGTTTGACTGGAAGTACTTTTAATCCGTTGACCGGAAGTGTAGATGGAGGCCTTAACTTTACCGGACGCGTAAGCGGGCAGGACTTACTTTTATCCACCGTAAGAAGCGGAACTAATTACCAACGCGGGGGTGGCTAAAACGCTAGTATTTTACGCAAAGACGGCCAGGTACGACTTTAAGATATTTGACCTAGGCACAACTTACCAGGGCTTTGACTTTACGCCGCCCTTGGAAATTGGCGTGGCTGACTGGTCCATTGACTACAGCCCACAGGATAACGTACTTCCAGGCATAGTGCCAAGCAGCTGTACCGCGTCTTTCTTTCCCATAGGCAACGCTCCAGATTATAGCGACTTCCGCACCATTTTTTTTACCTCTACTCCCGACTGGGTGCTGGAGGTACACGAAGGTATTAACGTGGTTTGGCGTGGCTTTATTACTCCCGACCTGGGCGAAATTGAGGTAACCAATGGCAAGCGCTTCGTAAAGATAACAGCTACCGACGGCTTTCAATTCCTAGACAAAAAGGCGGACTACTTTACTGTGCAGGAAGTAAAGAACTTTACCAGCACCATAGGCAAGGTATTTACCTTTTGTGAGCTCATTAACCTATTTGAGGACGGCTTCTATATTAGTGAGCACTACCAGCCTACTAATAACATAGTAAGCTTTACCAACCAGGGCGGTATGTACGTTACCGGAACCTACCGCGATGGTTTGATATTTGCCAATAATGAGCCCAAAAGCAGCCGCCAGGTAATACAGGATATTTGCACGGCTTTCAACTTACAGCTTTTCCAAGACAAGGGAAGCCTAGTATTTAGAAGCTGCCACATTAAAACGCCAGCCTGGTATAACAATTACGACAGTGCAGGGGCTTTTATAGTGCGGATAACTCCACCGACATACACGCAGTCCGTGGTAGTGTACAGCGACGGCCTAGAGCTTTACAAGCCAGCCGCCGCCGAGGTGCGTATTACTGCGCCTTACCTAGGAAGTGAGTATATCTGGAACGAGGGGGCTACCTTCCTTACTTACGATAACCTACAAATAGGAAACCCGGTAAGCGACGGCACCGCCGAGGTACGTGTACAGGCAGAACTAAAAGCACGGTACACTCTGCCGGGTAACTACCCTCCGACCAACCGCACCATAACTTTTAAGCTCACTTACAAATACAACGGATTCTATTACAACGGCAGCACCTGGGGCACTACACCGGTTACCATTGACTACGTGGTAAACTTTTTGGCGGAGAACCCCTCACCCGATCCTGCGGTGTTTGAGGAAACGCAAACGATCAATAACTACGACTTAAACAACTTGCCAGCTATTGGCTCGGAACCGTTTTACTTTACAGTAAGCGGAACCGGTAACGTGGGTGGGTTGCAATTTACAGCACAGGCCGCGTTTTACTATATGAGCGGAGCACCGAACTACGTTACTTACATCGCCGACAACACCAGCCGCGTGCTGGGTACGACGCTAGAGCTTCAAAGCAGCGTCACAGATATAGTGCAAAACAATGCGAACGTATTGCCTGGCTCGTTCCGATGGTACAGCTCGGCGGCAACCGTTACCGGCAACGGCAACGCCAACGTAAAGTGGAGTAACGACTTTAACCAGTTGCTAGAAATTGTTGCAAACCAAATAGCCCGCAAGGCGTACCGCACGCAACAGTATTACGAAATTGAACTAGACGGTAATTTTACCTATAACCATACATTTACCTGGGGTGCGGTGGACTATAAAATGGTTAACCTATCTATGCAGGAAAGGAGCACCCGTATTACTTACCGCGAATTTATAGACGGCAACCTAATTCCTTCAGATTAATGATAGCTTACGAACTGCCTAGAAACTTACAGTATTACGCCTACGTTATCCGTGGCGGAGGTACCGTAGAACTTAATGCTTGCGCTTTATGAATACCGCCACCTTTTTAATTACCTTAGCGTCGGGCAATTACGCCGGCTCTTTGTTCGCCACGTACGAAGCTTACGTTATCGCAGACAGCGGAACAGTAGAGGCGCGGACTTGCACTATTAATGCCATTGAAACTTTGCTATGAGCCAATTCTATGACCTCGCCAGCCTAGTAGTAATTCCTTCGGGTTACAAGGCTTCCACTATCTACGCGCAAAAGCCCCTCACCACAGACGGGCAGCTATCTTTTACCCGTGCTTCTGGTGCTACCCGTGTGGCCAGCAACGGCCTCATTGAGAAGGTGCGGACGAACTTGGTTTTGCAATCCAATGACTTTAGTAGTGCTTCCTGGACTAAACTTAACGGAGTAACCGTAAGCCCTACGCGTGTAGCTGACCCTTTTGGAGGTACTACGGCTTGGCAGCTTGTTTACAACGGTACTACCGATGGACGTTTGGAGCAAAACGTAGTCGGCTTTACAGGCCAAGGCACGCAGAGCGTTTGGCTACGTGTGAGCACAGGCACGCAGATAGTTAAAATTGGAGCCGTAGGTGGTAGCACCGTATCCGCAACCGTTACAACCACTTGGACAAGATACAGCGCAACCACAACGGGAGGCAACTTTCCCCGCATAGTTTGCGACGCCAACACAACCATACAAGCATACGGCTGCCAATTTGAGGCAGGCGACATCGCAACAAACTACATACCCACCACCACCGCAGCCGTATCAGTTGGGCCAGTGAGCAACGTACCCCGTCTTGACTATACAAATAGCAGTTGCCCTCGTTTGTTGCTTGAACCGCAGCGGACTAATTTGTTTACGTTCTCGGAATCTTTTGACGATTCCAGTTGGACTAAAGCTGGTTCAACTATTACGGCTAACAATGCCACCTCACCAGATGGATATAGTAGTGCGGATAGGATTGTTGAAACCGCAACAACCGCTACGCATTTGATTTTGCGGTCTGTTGCTTTAACGGCAGCAAGCCATACATTTAGCTGCTTTATCAAAGCGGTTTCTGGCAGCACCCGAAACGTAGGACTTTTGTTTAATACAACGGGAAAAGGTGTCATTGTAAATCCGTCAACTGGTGCCGTAGTTCTTTATTCTGGAACTACTCCAGCGGACGTTAAAATTGAAACCTACTCAAACGGTTGGTATCGTGTGGCGGTTACTGCTACAACGGCAGCAATTACCGAAAGTTTGCGAATTTACTTGGCTAACGGAACAACTTGGACGGCTCCTTATGCTGGCGATGGAACAAGCAGCGCACTAATTTGGGGCGCACAACTTGAAGCAGGAGCCTACGCCACCTCTTACATTCCAACGCTTTCCGCAAGTGTTACCCGTGTGGCCGATGCTGCCAGCAAGACGGGCATAAGCTCGCTAATTGGACAGACGGAGGGTACTTTGTATGCGGAGTTTAATGTCGGTGGGGCGGACGGTAGAGTAATGTCTACTTTAGGTGGCTCTAATCGCTTTGGTATGACTGCCTCACCTACTGCTGTTGGGGCTTTTATTGTAACTGCCGCTGGTGGGGTAGTTTACTCAACCTCGGCTGCATTTACTCACGGAGCTACTACTAAAATGGCTTTGGCTTACAAAAGTGGAGAAAGTGTTTTATATGTTAACGGCTCGGCTGTTTTAACTACAACCGCAAGCTTTGCTTTTAATGCCGCTATAACTGATCTATTTTTATCCCAACAAGAATTTGCTCCAGGCGCTGGCCAAAGTGGAAAAAGTCAATCCCAAGCCCTCCTATTTAAGACCCGTCTAACCAACGCCCAACTGGCAGAACTTACCACGCTATGAAATTTCTGAAATACGAGTTTACGCCTACCCAATGGGCGACAGCAAAGGCTAAAATTCAAAAGACCGTTATTAGCCTAGACGGTATTACGGAAAAGGTTTGGGATACCGAACTTGTAACCGCCGTGGTGGAGCTGGGCAAGCTGTGTACCGAGTGGGGCACCGACCCGGAAGGTATGCCGGTATGCGTTAAGCAGTCCAGCAAAATAAGCGTAGATATTTTATGGGCTGGTGAGCCGTTGACTACCAGCTTTGCGGCTTACGTTGTGTGGCCCGACCCGTGTGGGGTGCATATCTTTGCTGGGTGGGAAAGCGAATACCAAGCCGAATTTTGCCAGGTGAACCCCGACGCACTTTGCTGCCAACCTCCCGCGCCTGTTGAGTTATGAGCGAACACAGCCTAAACGATACGGTGAAAGTATGGCTAATGAGCCTATTAAGCCTTATTATTAGCAATGCCCAGCTGGCCCTAGGTCTGACCCTTATGCTTGCTAACCTAGGGTATACCCTTTGGAAGTGGCGGCGCGACTACCTCAAAGAGAAACGCGATGCAGTTAAGTGAGCATTTTAGCTACGCCGAGCTTACTAAAAGCACTACCGCGGCACGTAAGGGCATAAGCAACGCTCCGAGTAAGGAGCACGCGGCTAACCTCGTAACGCTGTGCAATGAGGTATTAGAGCCCTTGCGCAAGCTGTACGGCAGACCTATCCGCATAAGCTCCGGGTACCGAAGCCCAGCCCTTAACAAGCTGGTAGGCGGTAGCCTTGCTTCGCACCATTGCATAGGTATGGCGGTGGATATTGACCAGGGCAGCGCGGCGGAGAATATGAAGATATTTAACCTACTCAAAGCTTACGGCAGCTTTACGCAGCTAATCTTTGAGTTTGGCAATTTAGAAGATGGCCCCGACTGGGTGCACGTTAGTTACGATAAAGACGAGCTGAACCGCGAAATACTGCGGGCGGTACAGGTCGGTAAAAAAACGCAGTACGTAAAGTGGAAATGACACAAGACGAAATAATTGTAATGCTTATCAGCTTCGTAGTCGGGCTGGTTTTGAAGCGCCCAGGTATCATTCAGGCGGCTATTGAGAAGGTATTTAGGAAAGATAAGTAATTGATACCGCGATACTTGGAGAGGGGCTTAGGCCCCTTTTTTTATTTTGTTTAAAATTTATTTGCAGAATTAAAACCAGCGCCGTAGTATTGCCATATCCTAATACCTAATTCTTTTACTTATGAAAAAAGAAATCCTTTTCTCAATTAAGCTAATGGCAGCCGGCTTCGTGTGGCTCTACTTTTGCTTTTGGCTAGCGTCGTGAGTGCGGAATACTACGCGAAGCTCGCTGCGTTCCACGCTGCCGGCTTCCACAATACACGGGCACAGGCTCGTGTTATTGCCGACCTCACCGGGGAAAGCTACACCCGTATTTACCAGGTGTTGCTATTTATCCGCGACCAAAAAGACATTATAGACCTTATGGACAAAACCCTAAACCAGCTTAAAAATGCATAGTTTGGAAGCCGCAGAGGGCCACCTTTCCCGTGTGGAAAGCACCCTAAATTCTTTGCACAGCCGCTTTGCGCAGAGCTCACAGCCTGCCGACCGCTATTACCTTTTGGTAATGCAGGAAGCGCTTGTACGTGTTCAAAAAGCCCGCTTTGAGCTGGCTTCGTTATCCACCTATGAGGTACCTTCACAATGGTAGACCTAGCCCTACTCACCCGCACGCTTGACCAGGTTGAGGGCGGCAGTATACCAGCCTACCAGGCGGTAGTGGACATACGCACAGCGATTAAGTTACTGGAGGATAGCCTAGACCAGGTAAAAGAGCAAGCCACGGCCGAAATCAAAGACCTCGGAGCAACGTCTTACAAAGGCTTCCGCGTGGAATTTATGGCCGGCACCGCACGCCATAGCTTTGACCATATAGACGAATGGCTAGTATTAAAGGGCAAGCTGCACCATATTGAGCAGCAGGCAAAGATGGCCCGCGCAGCTTACGAAGCAGGCCGCCATATCCTAGACCCGGAAACCGGAGAGCTGTTCCCTCCTTCTCAAGTTAAATACACAACCGACACCGTTAAAATTACCGTTCTAAAATGACACAACCCGACTACACCAAAGGCCACAGCATTGTATTGACTGGCCTAGCCCAATGGGCAAAAGTAACTGAAGCTTCCGGCCCTTCAGAGTTTAGCAAAAAGTACCAGCTTAACCTAATCCTGTCCAAAGAAAGTATAGACGACCTGGCTAACCTAGGAGAGCGCGTATACGCTGCCGTGGTGAAGGTAGAAAAGATGGATAAGGAAACCGAGCAAATGGTACGAGTTGCTCCCTTTATTACAGCCAAAAGCAATAACCTACCCCAGGTATTTACGCTGGACAAAAAAGCCTACCAAGGTCTTATCGGAAACGACAGCCTTTTGCGCATTAAATGCACCCTCAAAGCTTACGAATATATGGGCAAAAAAGGGCTAACCGTATACCTTAACGGCGTTCTAATAATGGAACTGAAAGAGTACAGCGGTAAGAGCATTGACGACCTTTGGCAAGGACTTGACTACAAACCAGCCGATGACCTTCCGTTCTAAAAAATCCAAGCGCGGTGAAATAGCCGCGCACCTTAACTTTTTAGCTGAAATGTATGGCGTTAAACGCAAAACAAAAGGGGAACCGTTGGGAGCTGGCGTGTGCCCGTTTGCTGAAACCGATCTGGCCGCTAGTTGCGACTGCCCGACTAATGAGCAAGGCGGCAGACGATGCCGGTTTGGACTTGGTGAACACAGGGCGTTTTAACATACAGTGCAAACACGTAGAGCGCGGCCTAGACCTTCACGGTACGCTGGATAAGATGCCTACCTTTGGCTTTAACGTAGTACTATGGAAAAGAAACCGAAAGACGGCTTTAGCAGTGTTAACGATGAGCCAAGCGCAAGAGCTTATATCGCTTCTGCAAATTGCTACGAAGATAGAGAGCGGAGAAAGTATAGATGCATTGAAGCTGGCTACTTACCGAACGACTTTACGAACGCTTTTCTGAACCATTTCGGTTTCATTATTTACGACAAAAAACCTAAAGATTATGACCTCAAAAAATACCACCGTACAGAGCAAGCAGACCCCACTAGATATTGAAAATACGAGTATTGGTATCTTATTGGAAAGCCTTGCTAAAAATGGCGTGCACGTTGACGCGGAACGCTTTAAGGAGCTGTACCTAACCGAAAGAAACATATCCTACAACGATGGATACATTGCAGCTTTATCTAAAGGCCCAGAATGACCGGGGCTACCCTTTGCACAACCTGGAGCGGTGGTACGACACCCTCCAGGCGCAAAGGGCGCAGGAACGTGCCGAACTGGCACGTATGGAGGATAGGCTAAAATCCTGCCTATTGTTTATACTGCGCACCAATTACCGGGCGCTGTACATTGAAGACCTAGCTACTCACAGCTCGGACTTTATTTACCACTTTGCTACCGACGACATTAAAGATAAATTCAACGAAATATGGCCACTTTGGAAGCCCTAGACGGCGTTAAAGACCACTATACCTGCGGTAATATGTTACTGCACCAATTAAGCGCTAAAAGCGCTTTTTTTAGCGCTGGACAGTTCTACGTTTTTAATGGTGGCGCTTACGAGGTGCTGCCCGAAGATGATATTCGCTATGCAATCATACACACCCTCAAAGAAAGAGCCAGCACTACAAACGTGGGTTTTATCATCCACCGGCTTGCTGTGGAGTTGGCAGCCGAGCCAAACACCAACCCTAACCTATTGGCGTTCTCAAACGGAGTTTTTGACCTGGAAAAGGGCATACTCCTAAAGGACGTAAGCCTAATAAGGGAGCACCGTATTACGGGCCTTATGCCCTTTAACTACGTGCCCAAGGCTTTGCCTGCCGTATGGCTTAACTTCCTAGAAGACGTATTTAAAGGCGACGAAGACCAGGCGCAAAAGGTACAGTTCCTACAGGAATGGTTTGGCTACACCATCTGCCGAGGTCTTAACTTCCACAAAGCTCTAGTGCTTTACGGCGATGGTGGCAACGGTAAGAGCGTGGTGCTGGATACTCTGGCCGGTATGGTGCCCAAGGTTACACGTTTGGAGTGGTCGGAGTTTGGAGAGCAACGCGGTCTGGAACGCCTAGCAGATGCCTGGCTTAACTGCAGTACCGAAATAAGCTTTAAGGAAACGAGCAGTACAACAGGCTTTAAAAAGGCGGTAGCGCAGGAAATACTAACGGCCAATCCAAAGTATAAAAAGCCGTTTGACTTTACGCCAAAGGCTAAGCTCACGTTTGCGACCAATGGCCTGCCCCAGGTGGACGATACCTCTAACGGCGTATTTAGGCGCCTAGTGGTGCTCACCTTCAATAACAGCTTTATAGGGCGTGAGGACTGGCAGCTACAAGGCAAGCTATACAAAGAGCTGCCCGGTATCTTTAACTGGGCTCTTAATGGGTATAAGCGCCTGGTAGAGCAAAAGCGTTTCACTGAGGTACCTAGCAACGTGGTAGAGCTAGCAGAGTACCGCAGCTCCGTTAATAGCTTACAGTCATATTACGACGATGCCCTATCTATGCGCCAAGGCGACCAGGTTACGTTCGCCCAGTTTTATACCGGTTACTGCCTGTATTGCTCCGAAAGCAATAACCGACCCTTTGCACGTAATAAGATGCGTGGCCTTATTAAGCAGCTAGGACTGCCCCTAAAGGTGTACCGTACTACCGATAACGCACGTATGGTACAAGCATTAACCACAATTAACTACTAATTAACTACTTTATTCGGGTGGTTAATTCCGCAACGTACACAATACCAAGAGGTTACACCCAAGGAATTAACTACTTAACTACTTTTATATATAAATATATATAGGGCTCCCTACCTACCAAGCCACCACCGTAGCCCTGCAAATAAAAAGTTTTACGAAAAAGTAGTTAAGTAGTTAATTTTCCCGCGTCATTCCTACAAACTGAATTAACTACTTATGCAATATCTGAAGCACAAAAGCGCCCCAACGCGCAACGACTACAAACGAGAAACGCTTTACTCGGATAACAAATGGCGTAAGTTCCGCCTTAACGTAATACGTCGCCGAGGTGGTGAGTGCGCTGCGTGTGGTGCTACACCAGAAGGTAAGGAGCTGCACCTAGACCACATAGTACCACTAGCCCAAGGCGGTGAGCGATGGGACACCAGCAATATCCAAATCTTATGCCGACGATGCCACGGAGCAAAGACAGCGGGTGAGGTATGGGGGGTGGGGTCCAACCTTGGAACCGATGCCGCTCAGT